AGCCCGCCGGACACGTCGCCGGTCAAAATTGGAGAGTTGAGAGATGGCATGATTACATGTCGGGGAATTGCGCGATTGGTGCGCTAAAACTGGTGGTGTACCGGCAAACGCCTTTGGTCACTCGGAAATCATCAATGTTGCCAATAAGGGCACTGCCCGTACTACCGCCCAACTGGCAAAGTGTACCGGCTGCGGTGTAATCTGTTGAATCAGCAAACGTTGTGCCCTGCACTACCCCGTTTATAAACATCCTCGTCGTCCCTGATCCCCTTGCCACCGCTACATGTGTCCACACATTAGTTCCCGTGGATGTGGATGTTATCCTTGTGATTCCACCGGTTATGTAAACAACTCCGGTGCCGGTATTGTAGGCGATGCTGTTGCTTGTGCCCGGCAGAGTAATCAAATTCTGCGCTCCGCCGGTTGCTGTAATTCTAACCCAAAATTCAACCGTAAAATCTCCTGTGCCAAACGCAAACGGAGTGTTGTCGGTGTGAATGTTGAGGTATCTGGCAGTTGCGCCACCAGGATACGACGCAGTCCCAAATTTAACCTGAGCCGTAGAGGTTGTCGCTCCGTTAACTGCGGTGACCGCGTAAGCGTTTAGAGAGTTGTCAGGAAATGACGTTCCTCCGTTGGCTCCGTTCATGTGGAGCAGTGCAGACACTGAAGAAAAAAACGGATCAACCGTCGTGCTGGTACTCAAATCCCCGCTCAAAATCCACGTGTTTGTTGCCAGCTTAGTGGCGGTTGCAGATTGGTTTTGCGACGCAATAGCATTAAGGCCGGTGCTTAACATCGTTGCGCCGCTGCCTGCAAAGAACGTCACTTCCTGCGTTGTCAGGTTGCAAACTTCGACTTTTGATCCCAAAGAGATCGCGGCATTTACATCCGCAGGCAAAGTCACAATCGTTGGTGCCACCGCTTGAAATGGAATGATCTTTTGCGCGTAGGTCGCATCCAGCGTCAGACTGGTGGTTTGCAGCGCGGCAACAGTAAATCCACCGGCAGAAATTTGGGCTGTGGTGAGGCTCGTAACGCGGCCTTTCGTGTCCACGCTAAGCACCGGCACCACCGAGGATGAACCGATGTTGCTTTGCGCCGTCGTGATCGCTGCCAGCGTTGGGTTTGGGTAATTGCCCGCAAGATCTCCACCGGCTGCGGCAGTTGCGCCCAGTGCGCCCACGTCAGCGGCAGACGGCAACAGGTGCGCGTGGTCTGCTCGAGCGGCAAAGCTGCTGAGCCCCGCAATGGCAGTGGTTGAGAGTGCAGCTGGTGCAGTCGTCGAGAGCCCAGCAATCTGCGCCGTAGTCAGCCCGCCAAACTGCACCGTGGTCAACTCTGTGACGCGGCCTTTTTCATCGACGGACAGGACGGGAATTGCAGTCGCGCTGCCCACGTTAGCCTGGGCGGTTGTGACGCTGGCGAGAGTTGCCGCCACGGATCCAGTGCCCGATGCGGTCACGTCCCCGGTGAGTTCGGTGATGCCGCCCCCGCCGCCCCCGCCGCCCGCGACGATGGCGCGAATGCTGATGAGTTCGCCCGCGATGGGAGCCTCCACAAACGTGATGGTGCCGCCTGCGGTGCTCGAGACGCTGTATTTTGACGGAGGCTGATCAATGCCGCCTACGCTGACGAGGTAGCCGCCGTCGGCTGTGCCGTTGTAGCCGGTGAACGTGAACGCCACCGTGGTGCCGTCGCCGGTGTGCTCGGTTGCCGTCGTCCCTGCCGAGGTCGGCGGGTTGAGCAGCATCACAGCGCTGTCGCCGCCCAGAAACAGTTCTCCTGTCAATGTGTTGACGGCCAGTTCGCCGACTTGGAGCGACGCCGGGTTGCCGGTCGCGCCAGATCGGCGCTTCGGGATAATCGGGAATGCCATAACTTAATAGGTTCCGGCGGATGCTACGGTTGCGGTGCCGTCGCCTGCAATTTCGATGGATGCCGAGGATTTGACGCCGCCCACCACCGTGGACGTGCCGGGAATGATTTTTGCAGCGCCTCCGCTGCTGACGAACAGCGAATTACTGGCGACCGGATCCACGCTCAGCACGCCCAGCTGCGCCGTGGTCGCCACCTGCAGCTGGTTGGTGCTCAGCACGCCCGATGCGGTCAGTTGCGGCACCCCGGACGGTGTTGCCAGTTGTGTCAGCTGAGCAGTGCTAACGGCGCCGATGTCCGCCGGAGTCAGCACCACGTTGCCCGCTGCCGTTGGCGACACCGAGTTGACGCTGCGCACCTCAGATTTCGCCCCGTCGATAAAGTCCCAGGTCGTTCCGTTGAAGGCGATCATGTCGCCCGCCTGCACGTAGGTCTGTCCGTCAATGGCTGGGCTAAGGGCAGCACTGTTGGCTGCGATGTAGTAGTCGCCTTTTTCAGCCGTGCCTGCGCCGACGACGCCACCGGATGCGATCACCGGCGAGGTGTTGACGTTCCAGGCGCCTTTGTAAACGAGCGCTCCGGCGGTGCTCGCTGGCAGCAGCGCGCTCGGAATTTTGCCGTCCACGCCCAGCTGCGGCACCAGTCCGGCGACCGCGGTCGTCGTCAGGAACGCCACTTGGCTAGTGGTCAGCCCCGAAATCTGGTAACTCGAGATCAGCCCGGCGCTGGTCAACTGCGGGATTTTGTCAGCCACCGCCAAGCGGCTCAGGTCGTTAGTGGTCAGCGCGTTTGCAGTGCCACCGATTTCGACCACGCCGCTGTTGCCTTTCATGTAGAGCTTGCCGCTCTGCGTGTTGACGGCCAGTTCCGCCAGTTGCAACGCCCCGGCGAGAGGCGCGTCGGGCGACGTGGTGACCGCGTTGCGAATTGGGATGATCGGGAATGCCATGGTGGTGCGTTAGTAGGTTCCTGCGGTGAAATCGACGGCCACCCAAGTGGTGCCGTTGAACTGGTAAATTTGGTTTGCCGTCGGCAACGTCGACGAGATGGGTTTGCCGCGGATGCCGGTGACGGTTGCCACGGTGCCGGACTCGCCGGTCGCGAGTGACAGATCGCCGGTGACGCTGGTCAGCGATCCGGGCGGCCCCTGCGGGCCTTGCGGTCCAGTTGCGCCGGTTGCGCCTGGTGCTCCGGTGAGTAGTGTGACCACCAAAGGGCCACAGGCGGTGTTGCAGCTCATGGTTAGGAAATGGTTACGCGGGCCTCGATAAGTCGGATGTCCCAGCCGTCAGGGCGCTGGACGTTGACGGTCAGCTGTGCGCCAAACTGTGCCGAAAAAGCCGCTGTCTCCGTTTGAGTCAGGCGCAGCGACACCGTCTCCGCGTCGGGTCGTACGATGGTCGGCGTCGTCAGCGATGCGCCTGCGCTGGTTTTTAGTGTCACGCCCACAAACCAGTTCGTTAGGTCGGTGTAGGCGCTGCAAAGTCCGTCCTCCTGCAGTTGGAACGAAAAGTCCCAGTCGGTCCCGCGCTGGATTGTTGAGCTGGTTTGGACGGCGACCATGTACCCTAAGCCCTCAGGACAAGTAATTCTGCGCCGAGTCGCAGCACCCGGACGCCCGTTCTGCGCCCTCGGGCCACGCTCTGGCTGCCGCCTCCTCATCCCGCGTTGCGAGCCGTCCCAGCGGGCACTGTGGCGCTTCCTTAAGGATTTGGAACCGCGCCACGCAGGTTGCCGCCTGTTCACACTGTGCGCACACTGAGAGCCTTTTGTCAACGAGCCACCGAGGGATCATCATGCGAGTGAAAAGATGCAGCTCACGGATGCCGTGAGAAAGCCGTTGTCGCTGGTGCCGTTTTCGCCGTTTTTGAGCCACCGTATCGGCACCGCGTTTGCTGCAGGGAACCCCGAGTCTGGAGGTGTTGGAGCGATCCCCACCAGCATAGTGCCGGGTGGTGACGCGTCAATTGCGGCTCTGTAGGACAGGCTGTATGGGTCGTTTTCCCAGTCCGGATACGGCGACACCGGCAGAAGGTTTGTCCTGGTGTCGTACCCGTCCGGCTGCACCTGCCAAAAAATGCTCCATTGCTCAGTGCTCGGAGTCCCCACCGTCGGCGTGTAGGTGACGGGGATGGTGTTCTCCGGCGTCAGGATTCCAAATATTTGTGCCCGCCCTTCGCAAAGGTTGTCGCCGCGGAGGATCCAGTTGGGTTCGTCGCCCAGCGGCGTGCCGATGCATTGCAACTCGCGGTGGGTCCATCCCGTGTAAAGCGCCGCGTGCGTTATGGTGCCGGATCCCGCGAGCGTGTAGCCGGGTCCAGTCTCCAGATAGTTAAAATCCACCGAAACGCTCCCGGTGATATGTTTTCGCCACTCGTAACAGTTCATTCAGTCCACGCCAGGTTGCAGGGACTCGGCACCGGCTGCGTGCACACGTTGCTGATTTCGGTGATGGCCAGCGGGTCGCCGTCGGTGACCACGGTCGCAAGCAGGATGTAAACGGAATCTGCGGTGTTGGGTTCAATGTTGCCGCTCTGCAAAATTGTGATGGCCGTGGACTCCGGCAGGATTTCCAGCGTCGTCGTGTTGTACGTGATTTTTGCGTAGATGTAGGAGTTCCCGCTGATCTCCAGAATGAACGCCGGGAAGTCGAGCCCCATGCCGTCGGGCCACCGGCCTGCAATGAGGTTCTGAGCGACCTGAACTTTCAAGTCGATGCCCACGCTGGCGTCGGTGACCTCGAAATATTGGCAAGCGGTGCCGCCGCCGCCGCCGCCGGATGTGCCCGGACGAATTAGGAGCGACACGCCGCCCGATGTCTCTCGTATTTGATAACCGACGCCAGGACGGATCCGCGCTTGTCGGATTGCCGCGTTGATGCGCTGGATGTGGTCGGCGAGGATCGCCATTCCACGTTGGACGTCTGGAAGGTTCATTTTACGGACCGTAGATGTAAGAGTCCCACTTGCCTGGTCGGGATGTGAGCCATTCCATTGTGACACGAAAATTACTGCCCTCGGTCACGGATGTTGCGCCAGTAAAAAGAAAATTGACCGTGGATGCAAAGTTGAACGGACAGCCCGATATTGTGTCGGTGGCGTACCCCACGCCCGTCAACGTAGGCGGCACGCTGTAAACCTTCTGGTGTTTCACCACAATACGCGGCGTCAGGTAGTCGGTTTCGCCACGGTTGAACCGTAGGTAAAGCTGTTGCACGTACGGGTTCGTAGAATTCGCCGGAAAACCGCTCGGATACGTGTCGGCTCCAGGTTCTTTTCCCGCTCGCCATTGCGTCCAATACCCCATTTCCTGCGCGCTGATCCCGGTGCGAAATAGAATGAATGTCTCGATGGGATCGGTCACGGTGGAGATGTCTAAGCTCCAAATGTCCGGAAACGTAGTGCCTCCACCGCCGCCGGGATCTGGGACAGTTTCCGTGTAAGTCTCCGTCAATGTCCACACCCCGTCCGCCTGCGATAGCGTCCAATTGGAAGCGGTGTTGTCTGGAGTCGGCTGGGTAAAGCTCTCGTAGGTGTTGGTGAGAAACTTGTTTCCGCGATTGTCTCTCCCTGTTTCGGTACGGACTAGAGTGCTCATTGATAAACGATAGAGGTTGCGACGCCGGTCGGCTTGCTCATTTGAGCCACCAGCTTGGCGGTGTTGTCAGCGGTGCGCTGCTGCGCCTGCAGTTGTTGGCGTTGGATGTCGAGCGCGCTTGTCTGCGGCCCTAAAATGTCGCCGCCGATTTTGGCCATGCTGGAAACGATGCCGCCCACCGGCTGCACTGCCGCTTGTGTCTGCACTGGCAGCGTGAGCGCTTGTTGCCCTGGCGTAGGTGTCGCAAAACGCCCCCGCATTGCCGCTCCAGTTGCGGCCACGGTCGCGGCTGTTCTTGCTTCAATCTCGGCCATTCTGCGCCGTGCGTCGTCGGCCTGCGCCTGTTCTGTTTCAGTCGGGGCACCTGGCGCTGTAATTTGCGCCCCCACGTTGGAGATTGCAGCGCTCAGCGCGCTCGCCGCGTCCTTGCTCGCCTTTGCCCCTGCGTTTGCTAGCGCCAGTACGGTTTCCGGCTTGATCGCGTTCTGAAGAAAGTCCGATGAGTTCCGCAACGACTGCAACAGCGACGCCAGTCCCTTCTGGATGACGCCCATCAGCGCAGTTCCGGCGGACGTGAGCCCGGCTTTCATCTGCTCAATGATGCCCGGCAGGTCGATGTATTCTTTGAACCTTGCAAACGCCTCAGAAAGCCCGTCAGCGGCGCGCGAAAGTAGCGCTTTGAATTCTGTGCCAGCGACGACAAGCCCAACGCGGATGTACTCGATCGCGTCGCCGTTCATTATTGCCTCGGCGATTGCAGCCGCTCCCGCGCCCAGTTGCGCGCCGACTCCGGCGAGGTCCATGTTCACCAAAGCCTCCACCAGCCCCGCGAGCGGCTCCAGCGATGGCGAGAAAGCCCGGATGGATGCCGCGAGGCTTGCTCCGCCCGTTGCGCTGGCCTCCATGATCTTGAGCACCGTTGGCGCCACGCCCGCAGCAATGCCGGTGAAAAGCCCTTGCAACTTGCCTTTAACGGCCACGGCGAGACTGTTGAGCGACGATCCTTGTGCGCCCATTAGCTGCATGATCCGCGCAAAAACGCCTGCGTTGGCCTGCATGATTTGAGCCTGCGCTCCCATTGCGCCCGCTGCGCTGGCAAGGTTTTTCGGATCCAATGCCGCAAGCATTTTGATGCCGGACGCGCCAAACGCAGCCACCGCGGCCTCGGCTTGTTGCGCCGGGTTGGCAATGGCCCTGATCGCGTCGCCCACGGCAACCATGCGCTGCGCCACGCTCATCCCCGCGAGTTGCTGCATGGACAGTCCCGCATCGCGGATGATCCCCGCCAACGGCCCCGCGTTGTTGGCGGCCTGTTGCAGCGACTGATTAAAGCGGTCGGTCGCCGGTGCGGCGTCTTCAGCTTTTCCACCCACTTCCTCGAGGCTGCGCTCGAGGGTCATAATCTGCTGAACGGCCAGTCCAGATTTGTAACTGACGTCCACAAGCCGCGCGCCCATTTCAACCGCGCCCACGGTGCCCTTGTAAATTGCTGCACCCAACGCGGCCACGGACGCAGCCAACGCCACGGCGGCCACCTGTAGCCGCGCCATGCCGTTGCCCTCGTCAACCTTGCCAGCCTCTCCGCGAAGCGATGTGAGCCCCTGCTTGGCAAGGTCCACTCCGGCCAGAAATCCTCGAACGTCAAGTGCTAGTTGTGCGGTTGCGCTCATGTGTCAATTTGTTGCTGCATCGCCTTTTCGGCCTTGGCTGCCGCTTTGCGCTCCATGCGCTTCGCCACGATCTCGCCCGCAGCGTTGATTCGACGCTGCATCCCAGCAATGTCGTTTGCGTAGGTGACCTGGTTGGCGGCGCGGATGTCCAGTTTTGACGACGACCGCGTGACGGCCACGCTGCCGCGCCCACCCTTGTTAGACACCCAGCTGGGGGTCGGCACCTTAAACCGCGCCGCTGCTGCGTTCCAGCCGCTGGCAAGGTAGCCAACGCGCGCGTGTAGGGATCGCCGGATGTTTTCCAGCCCAGTCGTGTCGATTTCCATTTTCACGCGGCCAGTGAAACGCCCATTGCGGCGTTGGCGCTCGTACCAGGACAACGGATCGTTGTCGGCTGCGCTCAGGATCTCCTTTTTTGCCTTCGCCACCGCAGCGCGCCCAAGTAGTCGCGCCCGTGCGCTTGTCGTGACGCGCGCCAACTGCCGCGCGGCTTTGCGGCTCACAAACCGCTCGGCTCTGCCAAGCCCCACGCTGCCAGCGATGCCTTTGGACGCCACTACAAACGCGCGCCCGAGGTCCACGTTTATTGCTGCTTTGCCTCGGCTCAAGTCCACCGCGCCGATCACCCTAGCGCCTTTTGCTGGCGGTGTGATGCCCTGCACTGTCATCAAATACTCGGCAAACGACACGGCCATGAGTTCGGGCAGCGCGAGCCCGCCGGTCGCAACGCCTTCGACGATGCGCGCCAGTGTTGCCGCTCCCCATTCGGCTTGTGCTTCATTCAGTTTGAGCGAGATCATTCGAGCACAACGCCATGAGGCGAGAAAGCTGCTCCGTTGGTGCCGGCCCTTGGCGCACTGTCCACGCACCGGCCGCCCAGAGCGCCGCGTGATAATACGCCAGCGCTCGAGTCATCGGCAGGTCCAGAATGGCGTCCTCCGTCCACCCGGTCTTGTCGGCCAACGTGAGAATGAGTCCGGCTTCCCATGTTGGCCCCACTAGTTTCCCGGCGCGTCCTTGTCCTCGGTGCCGGGACGTGGCACCACCTCCACCGCCTGCGCCTTGATTTCGGAAGCGACGCGGTTGATCTCTGCCACCAACTGCGGCAACGCGGCCAGCGGCAACGAATCGGCAAAATCATGGATTGCGTCCCACGCCGTGCCCGCGTCGATGGCCTTGCGCACGGTCTGCACCGGCTGCGACCGCTCCCACGCCAGCGCCAGAATCTGCTCCTCAATCTGCAGCGGCGTCAGTTCCGCGCCCTCGGTGTCCGTGAACAACGTGAGCCCCAAAGCCATGCAGTTGAGCCGCGACCGTAGCGAAAACGGACGCAGCTTGATGCCCTCAATTTCAATCGGTCCAGAAAGGAAACTCATAGCGCGGCGAGCAGTTTGGCTTTCTTTTCCTCCGGTAGGTCAGGGTGGATCACCACCTGCCGGTTGCCTTTGCGGATTAGCGCGCACGGTTTTTGAGTCTGCAGCCAGGTCTTGAGTTGCACCGTGTAGTCTCGTTGCGCCCGTTGAATCGTGATCCAGTGCAACGGGTTTGCTGCGCGCCACTCGTCAGACAACCAGCGGCGCCGGAACTCGTCAAACGAGACGTCCTCATCGCCGATGCGAGCGCGCACGTCGCCCTTGATGCTCCAAACGACTTGTCGCTTCACGCCGTCGGATGTTTCTTCGACCGTGTCGTGAAAGTTCTCCTCGTCTAGCAGTTGCCCGCCCACCGCAAGCCACGCACCGATCAAGTCGGTGTTGGGTGACTTAAGCGGCGGCAGGTTGTCGCGGATGAAATCAATCCGCGTTCCGGGTTTCAGGTGTGACATAATCGGATGCGCTGTTGCGCTTTAACTGGCGGCGGTGTAGGCGACGCCGTCGTAAGAGAAACCTTGCCAGTCTTCGTTGGTTTGCGTCTCGGTGATTTTCGTGATGATCACTTTGCCGGTGACGCCGTCAGGCTCGCCAGCTGCGCCGCCGAGAGTAATTGCAGGCAAGTCGCCCTTGCCTTTAACCGAAAACGAAAACTGACTGTCCACGATTGTTGCCTCAGAGTGAGTGCCGTCGGCGTTGATAAGTTCCTTGGTTTCGCCCGTGAGCGTGGTGTCCACGGACTCAATGAGCGTGCCGGTAATTTTGGTGATGCCGAAAGTTGCCATGGCGGTTTATTCGAAAAGGGTTCCGGTGATTTCCGATGTCGGAAAGTCGTCGTTGGTTTCGCTGTATTTTGTGGACGTAACGGTCAGCGCAGAAAATCCCCCAACGGAAACCGTGGACAGCGTGGCAATGCCTTTGGTGCGGATGGTCACCGTGGTTTTGCTGCGCGGCTTCGCCTGCGCGAGCACCACGCGCCCCGTTGCGCCTTTGATGGTTGCGGTTTCGACTTCTTGCGTGCGCTCGGAGCTTTGCAGAAAGCTGCCGGTCGGCGCGGTCAGTCCGAATGTTGAGGTGACTCCAAATGTGGCCATGGGATTTAAGGTTGCGGGCCGTAGCCCAAGGTGAACTGCAAATTCGTGATCCAATGCCGTTCCGTGTTTTGCGCCTCCGATGAGGTCGCGACCACGCCGTAAACCTGCACCGCGGAACCGCTGCCGGTGACGCCCTTGATCGCGTCTGTCACGTCCTGAACGAGCACAATGTGCTCCGCGACTGTGGAGTCGTCAGCCTGGCTCATTACTGCCACGGTCAACGCACCACGTTGCAGCGGTCCACCCACCAGCGCATCCCCGCGAAGGTCCAGCAAAATGCACGGCATCGTGATAGACTCCCCGTCATGCGGGAGCCCTATGTAGGTGCCGGTGAAGTCGGGCGCAATCTCGTCGCGGATTACTTCGCATGTGAGAAGGTCGATCATCGGCTCGGATCCTCCAGGTACAACGTCCACGAAATAGGATCCTCGGCAATATCACCGATGCGCAGCTCCCTGCCGTTGAGCGTCAGCTTCGTGCCCTTCACCGGCGTGGGGAACCCGGCTTTTTCAAGTCGGACCGCGCCTGTAAAGTGCGACTCAAAGCCACCGATGGCCAGCGTCTGCGATTCCTTCTCGCTGGCCACTGCAAACACGGTTGCGCCTTGATAAACAACCGTGTCCGCCTGCATATAGCCGATTGCGTCGGCCATTGCGGTGGCAGTGATGGCGAGGAATTCGCTCATTAGATCAGCGCCGGTTCAGCCTTGCGACGAGACACAGGCTTTGGCAACTCCACCGGCAGCTTGTTGAGCTTCACTCCTTCGGGGGTCGGGTTGCAAACCAGGTAGATCCGGCCTGCGCCGTTGTGCGCCTTGTAAAAACGGCGCGCTTCGTCTGGAGAGCCAGTCGAAAAAATGATTTGCGGGCCTGCGCCGATGTCCTCAAGGACGAGAGAGATTTTCATTTTGGGATATTCGGTGAAAAGCCGGAGCCCCCCGGTGAAGGGAGCCCCGGCTCTTTGGAGGGTCAGTCGTTAGGGAGTGACGATGCGGACGCCCATGTTGGTTCCTTTTGCGACTCCGTAAATAACCGAGCAAGAAATTACGGTTTTTCCGCTTTCCCTTGAGTAGAAGCGGCGAAAAGTGACCGGAAGTCCCAATTCAGGCACCACCACTTCGGCAATCTCAATCGAATCTTGCAACGCCGCTTCCGGGTTAACACGGCGGGCGGCCATAATAAGCGCGCTCGAGTGCATCGCAAAACCGGCCAGCGCTTCGCCGTTGGCGTCACAGAGGTCGGACTCGTAAACTTCAAAGCCACTGACACGGGGCACCGTGTTGTTGGCCTTGAATTCCGTGATGGTCGGGATTTCCGCAGAGATGAAGGTCTTCAGAACCGAGCCGTAGTAGGCTGGATTGAGGATCATCGCGCGGCCAAACTTGGGAGCCTTCGCGGAGCTGGTCAACTGCTGCGCGAGGTCAATAACGTCGGAGCGGTCAAAGTTGGCTGCGCTCGAGGAAAGCGGAGTTTGCGCAAAGTTCGCAGCGGTCACCAAGTTCCAGATGTCACCGAACACCTTGGCGCCCAAAGCTTGCACCATAGGTGCGAGGAAAAGGCGCTCGAAGTTGATGGAGCTTTGAAGCACCTCAATGTCGGTGAACCCGAGCGTCACGCCTTGGTGCTGGTCGAGAGTGATCGTCCGAGCGGTCGTGTCGCCAGCTACGGGAGCGTAGCCTGCGGAAGTGATGTCAACTACGGACGGAACCGTAGCGAAACGAGTCGTCACAGACTGTCCAGCGGACGCAACGTCAGTCGAAAAGTCAGTGGTGATGCCACGCAGGGGAGCGAAAGCGTTGGTGAGGAACGGCAGCGACTGCTGCGCGATCTGAGCGAGAAAAACACCGTTGAGTGCCATATGATTGAGTCAGTAGAGGTTAGGAGTTGAGCTTCATTCTGTCTTTGTTCGCCGCGAAGAACGCGTTGCGCTCGACGAAGCCCAAAGTCTGGTAGTGCGCCCACAATTCGTCTTTCGACTTAGGCGCGGTCGCCGCTTCCGGCTGAATTGCCACGGGCTGCACGCCCAGGCTGGCGACGATTGCGTTGGCCTTTGCGGAGGCGTCAGCCTCGGCAGCCTTCACGGCGTCGAGAGCGGCGGCAAGGTCGCGGTTGTTAGCGTTGGCAAGGTCAAGGGCGGCGGACAATTCCGCGCTGCGGGCCTTGAGTGCGTCAAATTGAGCCACCAGCGCCTGTTGCTCAGCGCCCAGTGCGTTTAGCGCGGCGAGATCCGCACGTGCGGCGGTCAACTCGGAGAGCGCGTCGGTCAGGGTTGATGGAAGATCCATATACCCCTGCGCGTCCGGACAAGAAAAACCCCGCCGGGAGAGACAGCCCGGCGGGGCAGGAAACAACAAACCAAATGAACAACTACACGCCCACCATACGCAACAGTTCAGAATATGCAAGCTCTTCTGTACCCACTGCGTCGATGAGATTGCCCATCCTCGCCCGCGGCGCGAGATAAGCGGCGCCGGTCATGTATTCGTCGGCCACGCGCCGGTTGCGGAGGACGTTGTCGCGGAACTGCGCGAAGCTATCGTCGACCAGCTGCTGCAGGCTCGCGCGCTGCGCCGGTGTGAGTGACGGCCCCATCCCGGCGCCCTTCAGTGGCCCCGACGTGATCGGATCCCACCGCAAGCCCTCGGCTTCGTATGCTGCCGACTGGTCGAGCCAGGGAATAATTGTCCCGATGCTGCCCCAGGTGCTGCCCACAGAACCGATGACCTTGTCGCAACTCACGGCGATGTTGTACGCAGCCGAGCAGGCGGTGTCGTCGGAGTAAGCCACAATTGGAACCGTGAGCCCTTGGATCATGTCCACCACCTCAGAGCAACCGGTGCAGTTGCCCCCGGGCGAGTTGATCTCGAGCATGATCCCGCGCACGTTGGCTTCGATGGCGTCCTCAATGTCTTCGGTGATCCACTCGTAGTCCCACGCGCCGCAGCACGCTTCGATTGGCGAGATACCCTTGGCCAGCGTGCCTTCGATAGAGATGTGCGCGATGCCCTGCCCGTCGATTTCCATTTCCTCCCGCTTGGATGTCATGCCGTCGAGCATCTCATACCCTTCGCCGTTGGCACGCAGCACGCGGCCCTCCACCAGCTTGCGGACGGCAGCGTAACCGCCCGGCGTGATGAGCCAGGGACGGTAGAAAACCTGTTCGATGACGCGCTGAAATTTCATTCGGTGGGTGCGGTTGTGGCTGGGTTGCCGTTGGGGGTCAGAAGCCCGAAAACGTCGCGAGTCAGCCCTGAGCGGTCCACGCGTTTTTTGATCTCGAGTTCCTCGCGTTCGACTTCGTCCAGGTGTTCCTCGAGCGTTTTGGATCCGCTGGCAAGGATGTCGGTCATGCTCCGCATCCCAGCGCGGTAGGCGTCAATGGCGTCGCGGTTGGCGTAGCCGGAATCCGCGGTGAGTCTCGCGGGTTCGGTAAAACGGAACTGGTAGGCGCCACCGCGGTTAGCGTCGGGTCCAGTGTAGGGCGGGAGGATGCCCAACTCCACGAAGCGAGCCACGGCAAAGGCGCACCGGCGCTTGCAAAATGCCGACAGGTAGGCGTGTCGCTCGGATGTCACGCGGTTGACTTGCTCAAGAATGATCCGGGCACTTGCGCCCCCCAGTCGGCTCATGTCCCACCCGAACTCCGGCGGCCATTGAGCGGCCAGCAGCGCGTTGCGGATGAGTCGCTCCTGTAGGCGGTCCTGAGCTTCCGTTGGGATCTTGGCGTCCAGTTGGGTGATAGACTCGCCAGCGTTAGCGGTCAGGTACTCAATGCGCCCGCCCGCCATTGGTGTGAGTCGCAGTTGCGAGCCGCAGCCGGGCGGCGTGACGTCCGTCAGTGCGTTGTAGGCGTCGCTAGCGTCGGCCATCCCCTGTTGGTTGGTCACGAGCAGCCCAATTTTCGCAGCCATCCGGGACGCCGCTTGGATGTCGTCGCCAAGATCCTTGAGGGAAATCAAATCCCGGATCGCAGGCGCAAATGCACTAATGCCGCGCACCTGGTCCACTTCGCGCGGATCCATCGTGAGCATTGCCGACTGGACCGGCACGTCGCGGTCTTCGCTGCCATCCTGAGCCTCCCCTAGCACGCGGTAAGCCACTGCCCTGTTGGTTTTGGAAAGGATCACCCCGTTGTAAATCTTGAGCCCCCGATACCGGCCATCAGTCAAGACGCCGTCGTCGCCGCGCGATCCGATTTGGTGCCACGGCACCTGCTGGAGTTGCGGGTAGCCGTTGGCGGTCGTGGTCAGGATCGTGAGCAGGTCGCCCTCCCGGTCGATGGCGACGGACTCGAGCCGCAGCCCTTCCCACCATGATTTGCCGTCGAGGTAGGCAATCTGCATCCAGTCGAGCAGCACCGCCTCGGCCTGCTTGCCCCACTCGCGGTCAGCGCCGGTGAAAATCGGTCGCATCGCCATCCCCACGGTGAGCATGGATTTTTGATCAATGGCGGCGTTTACGACGCCCGTGTTCCAGTAGAGCTTGCGCGCCGCCGAATTGACGGTGCGCCACTCGCCGACGGTCAGTTCGCGGCTGATGCTTTGGGTGTGGTTGCGCCAGTAGGGTTCGCCCCACACCCCGCCTTCTACTAGGCGTTGCCTGCGGTAGGCTGCGTAATTGGCTCCGACCTTGGGCGCGCCAGTGAAGAGGGTTTTGAGTCGGTCAAAAAGGCTCATATGAAGTAGGCTTGCGTCCGTCGCACCGGCCCGTTGATGCCCGCCGCCTTGTAGTTAAGTGCCTGTTGTGCCAGCATTAACACGTCCAGCGGCGAGAGCGTCCCGCCCACGTTGAATTGGAACGCGGCGCCGTCGATAGAACTGGAAACAAGCGTGGACTTGCCCGCGGTCACCAGGTCGAACTTGCTTGCAATGATCGCCCGCAGTTCGGCCACGTCGCGCGTCAAAAACACCTGCAGGAGTAACCGTTGATCGGGAGCCATCTAAACAACGGGGTCAGGACAAGAAAAACCCCGGACATGCCACACGGCAGCCGGGGTCGCCTTCCGTAACCGCCAGTCGCACACCGTCGGTTTAGGGTTGAGCCTGCACCCTACTCTGTCGCTGGCGGTTCGTCAACCTCCGGCGCGGTGGACACCATGTCAGGTAACGCGCCCAGGATCTGCGCCGCCAGGACATTCATCGCTTCCGCGTCCCACATATGGTTCGGGCGCCCTGTCGCCGTCCAACGGAGGCGGGTTTTCTTTGTGCGCTTGTCCACCGTTGCCCGTTTGCGCTCGCTGTTGAGGTGCCGCACGTACTCCGGCGGTGCGTCCTGCGGAAACTCCCACACCGGCGATCCCGTGTTTCTCAAATTTGCGAGAATGTCTTTCACGGGATCGGACGCCCAGTAAAAGAACGTCACAAACACCCGCTTTCCCGCAGCGTCCCGCGTCGTCGGCGCCACCACGCGATCCGGGGCGCTGTAATAACGGCGGATAGGTTTTCCGTCGGATCCGCGCACCGTGAAGAAATCCTCCGCGCGCCCGATGAGCGCGGTCCACCCGTATTTTGCGCACGTGTCGTAAACGCGCCCGTGAAACGAGTTCCCGGCATCCAATAGGCACCGCTTGTCGGGCACCTTCAGCCGGACCTGAATCTCGCGGAGCTGGTCCACCGTCAGGATTTTGCCCGCCCAGAGTAGTCGCGAGTGCCCGTTTTTGAGCCACACCCGGACGATCCCCCAGTAGTGGTCCTGCTGGCAATCCACGGTCATCACTCTGGCAAACTCCTCCGGCATCGCGCGCCCGTCCTGCCACTCGTTTTGGAAATACTCTGCGGCCTCCAGTTCCAGCGCCGGCAGTTCTTCCTCCAGCTTCCAAGGTTGGGCCAACCGCTGCATCCTAAAATCCTTGGTCGGCTGGAGCACCCCAAGGTGCCGAGCGTCAGAAGCCTGGCACCACTGAATCACGAGGTCACTCCAGCGGATCCAGTAAACGGACTGGGCGGACACACGCCGTGAGCGGTAGCCGTCCACATGGTCATTACCCTCGGTGCGCCACTCGCTGCGCTGGGTCAGTGCCCGCCGGGCTGCCGTCGTGTCAGGAGTGACGTGTCCGCAGTGCGGGCACTCATGGCGCACCGTTTTGACCAGCGCGCCCCAGTTCCACTCGCCGTTCTCGTTTTTGGCCTCGTCATATTTAATGTCCACCCACGCCGGTTTGACCCACTCGTTGCAGCCAGGGCAGGAGTGGCACCATTGAAACTCCTCGCCCGAGCGCCACTCCTCAGTCAGTTGGTGCGGTTCCTCAAAACTCTGGCTGGTCAGAAGAGCGTAGCCGTTCCAGCGGTCGTGAAGGCGTTTTTTGAACTGCGTAATTAGGTCGCTGTACTGCCAGCATTCGTCCAAGAAAAGCACCTGCACGGACTTTTCCTGCGCGTTGGACGTGTTCGCGCCGCCCAGCATCAATGGCATATGGGGAAAATAAATGCCGTCTTTTTTGACGTGATGCCGGTTTGACGGCATCAGCCCCCGCAGCGGTTCGCAGGCGCCCAGCACCGGCTTGAGCCGGGTTTCCATCCACTCTGCGCTCGTCGCGTCGGTCTGCGTGATCGACAGCATCGGTCCCGGCTGTTGAGCAACTGCCCAGCACACCAGCGCCTCTAGTGCGGTGCTCTTACCTGCGCCGGTACACGCCTGAACGAATGTCTGGCGACACGTCGGGTCGGCAAAGTCGGCAAAGACTGCATTCCACCAAGGTGCAGTGTGCCTGTCAAAATGCGTAGAGCGGGAGCTGTGCGGAAAGCGCACGTTGGCCTCAAGCCAGTCCAGCGGGTCGCCGGTGTAGGCCAGCCTGACCGATCTTGCCGCCGCGTTAACTCGATGCGGGATGATGCTCGAAGCTGGCGCGTGCATTGAGTTTGAGCAGTTCTAACCGGCTGCGGAGCTTTGGCTGAATTTCCGTTTCGGTCAGTCCTGCCAACTGCCCCGGCAGGTCATTCACCAGTGCGTCGAGTTCCGCGCACCAAGTTGCAACCACGCG